GGCGGCGATGATGTCGAGCGGGCTGATACGCTCGAGCGGCGCGTAGATGTCGACGCGATCGGTGTTCGCCGCGTTGCGCCGGACCACCAGCAATTGCGAGAAGATCGCGGAATCGTCGAGCACGCCGGCGGCGCAGAGCGCTTGATAGGCGTGGATCATAGTGCCCTTGATATCCGCCGTCGTCGTGATCGAGGCGAGCGAGCCGGGATTGGTGTTGGCGATCGCCTTTTGACCCTGCTCTTGCGCCAGTGTCGCTCGGATATAGGCGAGCGCGCCGGCGGTCTGATACATCGCCTGGATGTCGCGAAACACCGTGTCGGGCTGGCCCGACGTACCCGTGCGATAAGTCGTGACCGTCTTGTCGATCGCGATCGTGCCCGACGCCGTCACCGTCCAGGTCGAGATGCCGGAATTGAGCAGGCTGTTGCGAGCGGTATAATTCCACCAGGTCGTTCGATCGCGCGGCGGCAGAAGGCCCTGGACAACGCGGCCGGTCTGGTTGCGCGAGACGTTGCCGGTGACGCAATCCGACAGCCACGGGGCTTGAAGCGCGGCATAGGCCGCGACCCAGAGATAGGGAGGGATCGGCGAGCCGGGAAGGCAGCCGACGATCGTGGTGTGGCGATCGTTGAGCGCCAAGCCGGCGGTGACGAGCGCGGCGAAAGCGCCGAGCATCGCGGTCCAGACATGGCCGTAGCTCTGACGGTTGAAGCACCAGCGTCCGGCTTGATCGGAGGCCCATGTGGTGTAGGCGGCGAGAGAATTGGCATCCGACCAGGGCGAGACCACGAAATCGGCGGGGTCGTCGCTCAAGGCCGCCAAGGCGGCGGCCACCACGGGAATCCCAGCGCCGATGGTCGTGGTCGTCGCGGCGAAAACACCCGCGGCGAGAAAAAGATTGTTCGTGAAGGGCTGGGGAAAGCCAATGTCGGTTTGCGAGAACAGCGCGCCGGCGTGGCGCATCGTCAAGGTCACCACCGCGCCGCTCGCGGTGGCGGTGAGGGGAAGCATCGCGTTGGTCAGGGGGTTGTAATAGCCGTTGATCGCCGCCGCCACGGCCGCCGCGATTGTCGTCGGCGTGTCCGTCGCCCCGATCGTGATCTCGATTGGCTCGCCGTTGATCGTGAACACGCCGACGCCCGTCCCTGGCAGGGCGCCGATCGTGATTTCACGGACCTCGACCGTGCCGACCTCCGGCAACGCGAGGAGGTAGATCGGCTGGACCGGCGCGTTGGCGAGCGCGATGCGGAACATCTCCCGCAGCATCGAACCGGGACCGGCGGCGAGGTCCGCGGCGTTTTGCGAGGCGACAGGGCTCGGCGTTAAATAGGGCATCGTGGCGCCCCCCGTGATGTGGCCGACCAGGATCAGCCGCGTCGTCCCGGAATATTGCCCGCCGGAATTGACCTCGAATCCGAACAGCGGCGCGGTCAGGCCGGAGCCGGGGATGGTGTTGAAGCCGATCGCGTCGGTGGCCATGGTCAAAACCTCGAAGGGGCTGGAAAGCGAAAAAGGCGGCGCCTACGCGGCGGGAGCCGTCGTGGTCGTCTCGGCGGCGGGCACGATCGACCCGTCGGCGGCGAGCATCATCCAAAACGGATCGTGCATATCGACGGTCTCGCCCGTGGGCGCTTGCGAGAAGAAACGCTTGGCGCCGGGCATGGGTAGCGTATGCGTGGGGTCGGCCAAGCGCATGGCGCTGTAGCGGGTCGGGTCGAGTTTCGGCATGGCCATGAGGGACCTCAAGGGTGCTTGCGGGGTGGCGTGGCGGGCACGAAGGCGGCGACATCGCCTGGGGGCGGTGAGTTGGCGTTGGGTGGCCGGTCGATCGGCGCCGTGATGACGAAGCCCGCGCCGCGATCGGGCCGGGCCGTGGCCGGCGCCGCCGGGGAAAAGGGCGCGAGCGCGGCGAGAAGCGCGGCGCCCGACGATCCCGCCGGCAATGCCGCGGCGACGCTCGCGAGCGGTTCGGGCAGCGCGGCGCCGGCTTTCCAGACTTCCGCCCTGACCTTGATGTGGAACTTGATCGTGCGCGCGGCGAGACGCAGCGTGCGATCGGCGGCGCGCTGGGGATCGGAATGAATTTCGCGAATTTCCCAGGCGGTCTTGCGAAACAGCTCGGCGCAAGGGGCTGTCTGTTTGGGATCGAACAGAAACCGCACCTGCGATTCCAGGAGATCGAGCGTCGCCTCGTGCTGACGATCCGTCACCGGCGCGTCGAGAGCGCCCAGCATGATCGCGGACCCATCGGGGTTTTCGCCGATCTGGATTTGGCCCTTGGCGCCGATCATCGCCTCGACGACGAGCACGACGACATTTTCGGTGGCATCGTATTTGACCGTGCCATAGGGCGCGGTGTGCTGCTCTTCGGTGTAGACCACGAGCAGCGGCCGATCCTCGAGCGCGTCCAGCGCGGCGTCGAGGTCTTCCGGGCTCCGGGCTTGGGCGAGAAGATCGATCCGGCTGTCGTCGACGCGGTTGCCGGCGATGGTGGGATAGGGCCCCGTCGCGATCGTCGCGGCGGGGCACAGCGCCTCGATCGCGGCGAGGCGCAGCGCCAGGCGGGAAAGAGACATTCAGGGCGCGCCGGTCGGCTTTTCGCGGTCGCAAAGGATTTTGGCGTATTGCCGGCCCGGCTCCGGCGCGACGCGAGTCGGCGCGAGCTGGGCTTGCGCGGCGAAGCCGCATTGTTGGGGCGTGTCGACGCGCGCGCCGCGGATGACGTCGAGAGCCGTCGCGCGCTCGCATTCGGCGCCGGGCGTGGCGAGGGCGCAAATCAGGATCGTGACCTTGAACATGGCATCTCCGATCTGGCTTGGGTCAGCCGACCAAGGTCACGGCGCAATCGATGACGCCCGTCGTCGTGGAGGGCGCCGACGACACGCGCCAGCGGATGCCGGTGGCGACGTCGATCAGGAGATCGTCGGTCGTGACGCGGGTAAAGCCGGGCGAGGCCGCTTGCGCGGCGGGCGTGATTCGGATCGTTTCATGGGACGCCGCCGCGCCCGGCCGGAGATCGGTGCGGGCGTCATAGGCGTTGGTGATGACGGGTTTCGCCATCGGCGAGAGGTGGATGCCCAGGATCGTGACGGACGGACGCGAGGGGTCGGGAACGGCGGGCGCGTTGCGGTCCGCCGCCTTGGTCATGGGGACAAGGGTGAAGGGCTTGGCGAAGACGGCATCGACCGCCGCGCCCAGGCCCATCACCTCGGACATGAAAGGCGACGGCATCGGGGGCGGCCCGTCACGCGCCCGCGCGGCCCGTCATCAACGCCTGGGGCTGGACGCAGACGGGCAGCGGATAGGTCGCGAGCTCGAGATCGACCCACATGTCGCGGTCGCGATCCATCACCATCCAGGCATAGGTATCCTTGCCCGGCGTGTTGATGAATTCGAATTTTTCGGCCGGGCTCAACGCCCATTGGAAGATGCCGGCGTTGATGGGAAAAAAGATCGCCTCGGCGGTGGGGATCGCCACCGTGGAATTGTCGTCGGTGCCGCGGTAGTTGAAGAAACCGATATCGCCGAAGATGAAGATTTCGCCGAAGACGTTGCCGATCGTGTTGCGCAGGTCGGCGGCGGCGGCCCAGTTGAGATAGGTCTGACGCACTTCGGGGGACGTGACGAGCTGGTCCCAGAATTGATCGCCGCAAGCACAGAGAACGCGGACGCCAGGGCCGCCGAGGCCCTGTAGGTTGCGCAGAACCGTCCGCTTGATCGTGTTGCAGGCTTGGCGGATCGCGCCAAGCGCGGCGCCGGGGAAGTTGAAGGCGACTTGCGCGGGACGGGTCTGGTTAAACTCGACGGCCCAATCATAGATGAGCGTGCCATCGGCATCCAAGACCTTGCCCTGGATCATCGCCAAGACCCAGTTTTCCTTGGTCAGGGCGAAATCCTGCTTGATCTTCATCATGCGGCGGCCGAGCTCGATCTGCAGCGACTTCAATTCGGTCTCCGACCCGAAGGCGCGAATGCCCTGCAGCTCGGACGCCGTGATACGCGACCCCCGAGCGAGGCGCTTGGTCTTGTAGGAGCGCGCGTCGCGTTTGTCGCCGGAGACTTGGGAGGGCGGCGCGCCACGCGGCGACGTCTGGATCAGCGCGGGCGCGAAGCCGCGCTCCTCGATGAAGATTTGCTCCGTTCGCACGGGCACGGGCACGATCAGGCCGGGGATCGCCGTCAGGGTCGAGGGCGTATAGGCCATGCGGTCCACGGCCATGGTGAGCTCGATGGCGCTGAAGGCATTTTGGGTGAAGACGTCCATCGCGAGCATGGGCGCGGAATCCTTTCAAGGTCTTTTCAAGGGCGTGAAACGACGCGATCGGACGCTGGCGGCATCCGGCCGGGGTCGGGCGACTGGGCTTTTCGAGGCGCGCCGGATCAGCGCGGAATGATGCCGACGCGACGCAGCTGGTCGGTTGCTTCCGCGATCTGGTTCGCCGTGAAGCCCACGGGCCAGATCAGGTCGGCGGCGCGGACCTCGCAATCGCGGACATGAGCCACGGCCTGCTCCGTGCCAGGGGTCGTCGGCGGATAGATCGGTGTGAAGAGCACGCCGGCGGCGATCTGCAAGCCGTTGGTCTGGGTCGTGTCGAGCGGCGCCCAGGTGTCCGCGACGCCATCGGGGCGCAGCACGGTCACCCCGAAACGATCGCCGGTGACGAAGGCGGCGCCACCCGCCGCGAGCACGAACTTGATCGGGCCGGAGAAGGCCGTGCCCAGCACGCCCTTGCCGAGATCGGCGCCGGAGGGCGCGGCGACGTTGAAGGTCGTGGCGCCCGTCATCACCACTTGGTAGACGCCGTCGAGCGCGCTCGCCGCGACGGGGGCGGTGGCGTCGAGGGTCAACACGCCGTTGCCGGTATTGGCGGGATCGGGCGCGGCGCTGATCGTTTCGGCGCCGGGCACGCCGATCTTGCCGATGACGGTTCCCGATTGCGCGGCCACGACATTGGCCATGGTGATCGGGTCGCGGGAATAGAAGCCGCCGTGTTCGGAGACGAGATAGGCGCCGGCATGCTGGGTTTCGAACAAGGTCGTCATGGGCCGAGGGCTCCGGGCTTGAGGGTCGACGGACTATTTCGCGAAGCCGGCCTCGGCGTTGACCGCGGCCGCGATCTTGTCCCACGGCGTGAAGGCGTCGGCGGCCGGCGCGGTGGTCTCGGTCTTGATGTCGGGGTTCTCGACGACCAGGCGATTGCGCGCGGGCGCCGGCGGCGCGCTGGCGGCTGGCGCGGTGGCGAGGAGGGCAATCGCGGCCTCGGCGGAAAGGTCGGTTTCGAAGGCGAGCTTGCGCGCCATCGCCTCCCGGCCCGCCGCTTCCGGCGCGCCGAGGATGGCCCCGGCGCGGGCGCGCTCGGCGGCGATCACGGCTTGCGGCGACAAGGCTTGCGGCGGCGCGAGGGCCGGCGGGGCGACGGCGGGCACGGGTTCCGTGGACATGAAAGACACTCCTGCGAAGGTCGAGGGTTTCGGCTTGAAGAGAGCGAGCGCGGTGTCGAACGACCCCAGTCTGTCGGCGAGGCCGGCGTCGACCGCGCCTTGACCCATCAACACGCCACCCTCGGTGGCGCGGACGGCGGCGGGGTCCAGGCCGCGATGCTTGGCGACGGCGCCGACGAAGAGATCGTGGACGCCGTCGATCGAGGCTTGGATTCGTGCGCGCGCGGCATCCTCGAGGGGCGCCATGGCGGAGCCGTCGACCTTGTAGGCCCCGGCATGGATCAGGGTCGGCTTCAACCCGGCCTTGGCCATCGCCGCGGACCGGTCGATATGGAGCATCACCACGCCGATCGAGCCGGCGAGCCCGGAGGGCGTCGTGACGATCGTTTTCGCGCCTGACGCGATGGCATAGCCCGCCGAGGCGGCCATGGCGTTGACCAGGGCGACGACCGGCTTGTCGGCGGAGATGGCGCGGACCAGCGCGCCGGTCTCGATCGCGCCCGAGGCCTCGCCGCCCGGCGAATTCATGTCGAGCAGGATGCCGCGAACCGACGGGTCGGCGGCGGCGGCGCGAAGCTGGGCGTCGAGGCCTTCGTAGGAGGTGAGGCCGGAATAAGCGCCGATCCAGGCGCCGCGGTTGACCAATTCGCCCAGCACCGGGATGACGGCGACGCCGTTCTCGGCCCGATACATGGGGCGCCCGTCGTCGCGCGCGCCGGCGGGTTGGCCGCGAAAGCGTGAAGCTTCGGGCGTGTTCTCGATCAGGCCGGCGCCCTCGTCCATCGCCTCGACGTCGAAGCGCGACGCGAGGTTCGACGCGATGGCGATCGCGGTTTCCGGGCGCAGCATGAGCGGCGTGTTGAACAGCCGCGCGGCGATCCGGGCGACGGTGAACTGGCTCACGAGATCGCCCTGGTTGAGCCGCGCGGCGGCGAGAAAGGGCTTTTCGAGGAAACAGGCCTCGAGGCGGCGGACCCTTCGGCGCGACAAGCGAGCGAAAAGACAAAGTCTGGGATCGTCGCGCCTCCCCTCGCAAAGCCCTTCCCCGCCACCGCTCGCGCCTCCATCATTTCGTTCCGCCCCCGCCCCCCGGCGAGGCCCCTTGCCCCGACGCGTCGCCGCCAGGGCCGGCCGCGCCCTCGGCGTCCTCGCTGTCGGGTTTCGGCCCCTTGTTGGCCTGGACGGCGGCGACGAGGGACATGCGGGTCAGGCCACGGTCCGCGAGGTCCCCTTCCTCGATTTCGATCTGGTCGAGCACATCCTCGTAGTCGAGGCCGCGCTCGGCGCATTTCTGGCGCAAGGTC